TCACAGTGGACTACACGGATAGTGAAGTAGCAGATGATCCTGCCCAGCATAAACAAAGCCATGTATTAGAGCTTCTTGATGCGGGAGAGTGGACGGGTAATATCGTTGCGTTGCCTAATAATCGTGTGCGGGTGACACATCCGGCGTGGTTTGAAACAGGTGAGGGAGCTCCGGACTTTAAGCCCTCACAGCATATTCACTATTCAAAATCTGATTTAGACTATACCATGGACGTGAACCAGATCTTTAATAATCTTTACGCCAATGAGGAGCAAGAAGATGAAGAAAAAGGGTAATGCAAAAGGTGGCAAGCGCATGATGAAGTCGAAAGGCGGCATGATGGGCGGCAAGCGCATGATGAAGTCGAAAGGCGGCATGATGGGCGGCAAGCGCAAAAAAATGAAAGGCGGCGGTAAAGTCGTTAAAGGCCCGTACAGCTAATGACGACTTCGGGTTCAACAAACTTTGAACTTGATGTAAGTGATTACATCGAGGAAGCCTTTGAAAGATGCGGTCTTGAGGTTCGTACAGGTTACGACCTTAAGACTGCTAAAAGGTCGTTGAACCTGTTATTTGCTGATTGGGCTAACCGTGGTTTGAATCGGTGGACAATAAAGCAGAACACCGTTTCACTAGTTCAAGGAACAAATCAATACAATCTTGATGCTAATACTATTGACGTTTTAAGCGCGGTCATTAGAACAAATGCAGGGCAAACCACGCAATCTGATACTCAGATAACACGGGTTAGCCGCGATACTTTCATAAATATTCCAAGCAAATTAACTCAGGCTAAACCTACGCAGTGGTACATAGATCGTTCTATAACTCCTGTTTTGAATGTTTGGCCCACGCCTGATCAATCATATACTTTTGTTTATGATCGTATGAAACGTATCGAGGATGCAGATACTTTCATAAATACAGCAGAAGTCCCGTTTAGGTTTTATCCGTGCCTTGCGGCAGGCTTGGCTTATTATTTATCTATCAAAAAATCGCCAGATCGTATGACAATGCTCAAAGCCTCTTATGAAGAGGAGTTTGCAAGAGCTGCGTATGAAGATGTTGACAGAGCTAATCTATCCCTTACACCACGAAGGGATTATTATGGGTTTAGGTGATGGCATACGCGGTAGGAAAATACGCAAAAGCGATTTGCGATAGGTGTGGTTTTGAGTACCCCTACCTTGAGTTGCAAGAAGAGTGGAATGGACAAAAAACCTGTCCTGAGTGCTATGAGCCAAAGCACCCACAGCTAACGCCTAGCCCACCTCCTGCCGATGCAGAGGCTTTGTATCAGCCCCGCGTCTTTAGAAAAATTGAACCTGTTAGTGTAAGTTTCCCCACGGTAAACCTGACTTCTGTTCAGCAAATGCAGACAGCTGGGATGATCATGGGCGTTGGAAACATGGTTGCTGCCGGTAGTGCTGAAGGCGACGATGTGTCGACGGCGCTAGTGGGGCAGGTCATAACCTCAGCGGTTGGCACCATGACAGCCTCTAACGTGACCGCAGCTTCAGTCACCTTGACTGGTGTTGAGATGACTAGCGCGGTAGGCACTATGGTTGCGTCTGCAATCACAACCTACACTGTTGCTGTGCAGAGCACTGGCTATGGTAATAAGTATTTTATCGGTGGTAGCCAACAGCCTACATTGACTCTTAACGAGGGTAGCACTTATCGTCTTGATCAATCTGACTCAAGCAACTCCGGCCATCCGTTGCGTTTTTCTACAACAAACGATGGAACGCACGGCGGGGGCAGCGAGTACACTACAGGCGTGACTACCAATGGCACTCCGGGCAGCTCTGGAGCTTACACACAGATCACAGTAGCCGTGGGAGCTCCGACTCTGTACTATTACTGCACCAACCATAGTGGTATGGGTGGTCAAGCGAACACACCGTAGGAGATCAAGATGGCTTTTTCTGGTAACTATGTATGTACCTCGTTTAAAAGCGAGTTGCTCACAGGGACGCATAACTTTAGCAGTCACACATTCAAGCTGGCGTTGTTTACCAACAGTGCAACATTGAATGCTTCAACCACTGCCTACAGTACGAGTAATGAAGCTAGTGGGACAGGTTACAGTGCTGGAGGAGTTACTGTTTCAAATGTAAGTGTTAATACAAGCGGAACCACAGCTTTTGTTGATTTTGATGATGTTGCGATATCTAGCTCTTCTATCACTGCAAGAGGAGCACTGCTTTACAACAGCAGCGCCTCCAATAAAGCCGTAGCGGTGTTTGATTTCGGTTCTGACAAAACTTCGTCATCTTCTACGTTTACTATAACCATGCCCGTGAATGATGCGAGTAACGCTTTGGTAAGGATTGCTTGATGTCTTTTACTTACGGAACGCTGAAGACAGCTCTGCAAGATTATACCGAAAACACAGAAACTTCTTTTGTGTCAAATTTGCCTACGTTCATTACGGCGGCAGAGGACCGGATATTTAAACTTGTTGATCTCGAGTTTTTCCGTAAAAACGCAACCAGTGCGCTTACTCAGAACGACCCATATTTATCTGTCCCAAGTGATTATTTATCTTCTTTTTCGCTTTCTATAACTAACAGTAGCTCAAAAGAGTTTTTATTGCAGAAAGATGTGAATTTTTTACAGGAGTTTCATCCAAATTCTGCAACTACAGGTGTTCCTAAATACTATGCTTTTTTTGATGTGAGTAATTTTATTTTAGCCCCGACTCCAGATAGCAACTACGTTTGTGAGCTCCATTACTACTATCGCCCAGCCTCTCTTACTGCGGGTGCGGACGGCGGTACAACATGGTTAAGTGAAAATGCACCGAACGCTCTTCTTTACGGTTCCTTAGTCGAAGCGTATATTTACATGAAAGGTGAGCAAGACATCATGCAGATGTATGAAAAGCAATTTGGTGAGGCTCTTGCTAGGATTAAAGATTTAGCTGAGGCTAGAGAAAATAGCGATGCGTACCGCAGAGGTCTGCCGGACCGGCCTCGGACATAAGGAGTAAAAAATGGCTACCTCAAACGCAGCTACCACATATCTTGAGCATCGGTTGCTTAACTTTTTGTTCAAAAATAACGCGATCAGCTTTGCTTCTCCCGGAAATAGCATCTATGTCGGCCTTGCTACTGCTGTGTCAGATGCAGAGGCAGGCACTCTGACAGAGGTAAACACCTCCACACAGGACGCAAATTATGTTCGTAGGCAGGTCAATGCTGCTGGCTGGACGATAGCGTCTGCATCTACAAACCAGCAGACAGTAGTGAACGCTGCAAATATTGAGTATCCAGCCTCAAGCGGGATCGCCACATATACAGTCACTCATGCGTTTATCGCGGACGCATCAACTAGCGGCAATATCTTGTTTGTTGGCGCACTTGACGCATCGAAAGCGATTGCATCCGGCGATATCTTCCGCATCAACGCAGGGAATCTAACTATCGAGTTGAAGTAAATGGCACTTGTTCTTAAAGACCGTATTAAGGAGACGACTACAACCACCGGCACTGGCACTTATACACTCGCTGGTGCCGTTACTGGTTTTGAGGCGTTTTCGCAAGTCGGCAACGGGAACACGACCTACTATTGCTGCACCGACAGTACAGATTTTGAGATTGGGATCGGAACATATACGTCGTCAGGCACGACACTGGCTCGCACCACAATCCTACAAAGCTCTAACAGTGACAATGCGGTTAACTGGTCTTCTGGTACGCGCACTGTCTTTTGTACGCTGCCTGCTGAAAAGATGATCTTTAATGACGCCAGCAATGCTATCCAAGGCTTTACGGATAACTCGCTGGCATTCGCGATAGCGTTAGGATAGTGACATGGCAAATGCGTTTAAGACTTTTACAGATACTGCGGTAGGCACTGCAAACGCAGATGTCTACACTTGCCCATCTGCCACCGAGACAACCATCATCGGCCTGAACATAGCCAACATCCTGACCGTCTCCATTACAGTCAATGTCCAGCTTATCAACAACGACGGCGACAACGTCCACATCGTCAAGTCAGCTATTGTTCCTGTGGGTTCGTCGTTGGTCGCGGCGGGTGGTGATCAGAAGATTGTGATGAACGCGAGTGATATCCTACGGGTTACCGCAAGTCAGGCGTCCGCTGCTGATGTTACCCTGTCGGTACTGGAGATTACCTGATGGCGC